TCTGGGTGTAGCAACACAACCAAACTATCTTAGAGATATACCAACACCTGGTGATAAGATGGATTTTGGGGATTTATCATTAAGATTTCTTGTAGATGAAGATCTTAAAAACTATATGGAAATCCAGAAATGGATGCGTGGTTTAGGTTTTCCAGAGAGTTTACAAGAGTTTAATAAATTTGAAAAAGAAGGTGAAAATAATTTACCTAAAAGATATGCAAACTTTGGTGATCAAATCTATTCAGATGGAACACTACAGATATTGAGTAGTAACTTAGTTGCTAAGTTTAATGTTAATTTTACAGAACTATTCCCATATTCATTATCAACCCTAGCATTTGATGCTACGGATACAGACATAGAATACTTTACAGCAGAGGTAAGTTTCAAGTATACTATGTACAACCTTACCGATGTTTCTAACAATCCTTTATGAGTATAACTCTTGAATCACTTCAAGAGATGTGGGTAAAAGACGCAGAAATTGATAGAGATAATCTACACGATGAATCTTTGAATATCCCATCTCTACATGCAAAATACTTTGAATTATATAATACTGTTTTCCTACTAAGAAAGAAAGCAGAACAACAAAGAAAGAATATCCGTCACGAACGGTTTGAGTATTTTAGTGGCAAGGCCGATCCCGATGTTTATATACAAAACCCATTTCCAAAGAAAATACGAGACAAAGATACTATGCAAAAGTATCTCGATGCAGATGAGAAATTATCAAATGTGTCACTAAAGATTGACTACTATGATACAATGTTGGTATACTTGGAGAGCATTCTCAAGGTGATACAGAATAGAACGTTTCAAATTAAGAATGCAATAGAATTCATGAGATTTAATTCTGGAATGGGTTGACAAGGGCTGATAAATACATATAGATTCATGCATCTATGTGATTGATAAAACCGCCAGTGTTATTATTTCCAAGGCGAATGAAGTATTTCTTAGAGTAAATGCAGAACCTCATATCGAGTATGAGTTAAGAGATCACTTCACATTCCAAGTAGAGAGTGCAAAGTTTATGCCTCAATACAGGAATCGTAATTGGAATGGTGAAATACATTTGTTTGATCTCAGATCAAAAAGAATTTATGTTGGGTTGTTAGATAGAATTGTAGCCTTTTGTAAGAAGCACAACTATAGTTATAAGTTTGTAGAAAATGAATATTACGGAGTTCCCTATGAAGAGAATGAGGGAATATCATATGAAGGTGTCAAGGATTATATGGCTTCCATATGCTCTCACTCCCCAAGAAAATATCAAATTGAGGGAGTATGTGATGCTCTAAAACATAACAGAAAGCTACTGATATCACCCACTGCTTCAGGTAAATCTTTGATGATTTACGCTCTTGTAAGATATTACATCGATAAAGGCCAAAAAATACTTCTAATTGTTCCAACGACATCTCTTGTAGAGCAGATGTATAAGGATTTTCAGGATTATGGTTGGGATTCTGAGTCATTTTGTCACCGCATATATTCTGGAAAAGAGAAAACCAATGAGTTTCCTGTGACTATTACCACATGGCAATCTGTATATAAATTAGAAAAATCATTCTTTGAAGACTACAATGTAGTTATAGGAGATGAAGCTCACTTGTTTAAGAGTAAGTCATTAATATCTATAATGACAAAATTACACCATGCTAAGTATAGATTTGGATTCACTGGAACTTTAGACGGCACACAGACGCATAAATGGGTCTTAGAAGGTCTATTTGGCCCATCATACAAAGTGACAAAAACAGATGAACTAATGAAACAAGGTCATCTTTCACAGTTAGATATTCAGTGTCTTGTACTTAAACACCCACCACAAAAGTTTGAAACCTATGAGGATGAGTTACAGTATTTAATCACACATACACAGAGAAATAACTTTATTAAAAACTTGACTCTCGATCTGAAAGGTAATACACTAGTATTGTATAGTAGAGTACAAACTCATGGTGCAGTATTACATGAGTTGATAAATAATGATAAGAAAGAAGATCGAAAGGTATTCTTTGTTCATGGTGGAGTTGATGCTCAAGAGCGAGAACTTATCCGTGAAATTACTGAGAGAGAAATAAACGCTGTTATCATTGCATCTTATGGAACGTTTTCAACTGGAATCAATATCAAAAACCTCCATAATATTGTTTTTGCCTCTCCTTCAAAGTCTAGGGTTAGAAACCTCCAAAGCATTGGAAGAGTACTCCGAAAGGGAGCTAACAAAACCAAAGCTATTCTATACGATATCTCTGATGACTGCTCTTACAAATCAAGAAAGAATTACACATTAAATCATCTTATTGAAAGAATCAAGATATACAATGAAGAAAATTTTAATTATGACATTATTACAATTCGATTAAAGGAGTAATATGGAAGACGATTTTTACGCAACAATAAAATTTAAGAATGGTGAAGAGATATTTGCCAAGGTAGCAGTATCTGAAGAGGAAGATCGAACGATGCTTGTTTTATCTAATCCTGTAATGGCAACAGAAGTAAAATCAAAAGGTGGTCTAGTGGGTTATAAAGTAGAACCATGGTTGAAGACCAGTAGAGAAGATATGTTTATTATTGATAAGGCAGACATATTGACTATATCAGAATCACAAGATGTACATATGATTAATATGTTCCAACAATTTGTTACAGATTCCGATAGAATGAAAAAAGGAGAACCTAAATTAAGTAGAAAAATGGGTTATATATCTAACGTAAGAGATGCTAAAGATATTCTAGAGAAACTCTATAAATCAAAAGATAATAATAAAAAGAGCTAAGTTATATCCCTTAACCCTTGACAGAGTTAGTCTAATAGATTTTTGATAACTTGTCAACTGTCTGTAAAAGTGTTATACTATACTACATAATAGTGATAAAGACTTATGATCAGAACAGGCACTATGGCAAAACGAAAGAGGTCGGAACACTATGTCAACAATAAGGAATTTTTGGCTGCCTTAATCAGATATAGAGAGGATGTTGAGATTGCTAAATTGCAGGATAAAACTAAACCTGTTATCCCTCGATATATTGGAGACTGTTTCTTAAAAATTGCCAATCACCTATCATTCAAACCAAACTTTGTAAACTATATGTTTAAGGAGGATATGATCTCAGATGGAATCGAAAATTGCGTTCAATACATACATAATTTTAATCCTGAGAAATCCAAGAATCCTTTTGCTTACTTTACGCAGATTATACATTATGCATTTCTCCGCAGAATACAAAGGGAGAAAAGACAACTTGAAATTAAAAATAAAATCTTAGAGAGATCTGGATATGACGAAGTTTTCTACGGAGATGACGGTGGAGAGGCTTCTGATTATAATCAAATTAAGGATGCGGTTCATTCTAAATTAAGATACTAATGATCAATTTTTTACTGGAGAATCATGAATTTCTTGGCAATCATTCTATTCCTGAGTTTATTGTGGGTTATATTTTCGCTGCGGCTCTTATCATTGGGGCTCCTGTAGTATTTCTCATAATATCTTTTATGTCAGCACTTATGAAAACAAGTGGTAAGATGACAGGATATAAAGAATATGAAAAATATGGCCCATCATCTTGTAATGATGCACCACCTTTCATTCTTCCAGATCCAACGAGGAAGAGAATATGAAGATAGCAATTATTACAGATCAGCATTTTGGGTGTCGTAAAAACTCAAAGCATTTTCATGATTATTTTTTGAAATTTTATAATGATACATTTTTCCCTACCCTAGAGAAAGAAGGTATAACAACTATAGTTGATATGGGAGATACCTTTGATAGCAGAAAGGGAGTTGATTTCTCATCTCTTGCTTGGGCAAAGGATAATTACTATGATCGTTTGCAGAAAATGGGTTGTGAGATTCATACCATAGTTGGCAATCATACCGCATACTATAAGAATACAAATGATGTAAACGCAGTGGATTTACTGTTGCGTGAGTATGATAATGTCAAGATATATTCTGAAGCAACTGATATTAAGATAGATAATCTAAACATCTTACTTATTCCTTGGATTAATTCTGAGAATGAGAAGATGACATTGCAAGCAATTGATAAATCAAAATCTAAAGTTGCAATGGGCCATCTTGAATGTAAAGGATTTAGAATTCATCGTGGTTTTGTTATGGAACAGGGAACTGATGTTAAGACCTTTGATAAGTTTGATAGAGTTTATTCTGGTCACTATCACACAAGATCTGATGATGGTAAAATATATTACTTAGGTAATCCATATGAGATGTATTGGAATGATATATCAGATACTCGTGGATT